TGCGGCGCGCCTTGCATTATTAATATTTTTGTAGGTATGGTTTAAGGTTTTAATGTTTTCAGTTGTACCTACAATTATATAATTTTTACCATCATTTATTTTTTTATCATAATCTAAAAAAAATGCCTTACACCCAGTGTAATTACCTCGATCAAACACATTAAAACTAAAATTAAGACCGTCTTCACGCTTAATAATAGATGGAGGAATAATTTTGCCGTTAATCGTTAAAGGCGCACCTTGATTAAAAATTAAAAGCTTATTATCTTTAAGAGCAAGACATGCGCCAAAATCTTCTAAAAGCCTAATTAAAAAAGAAACGTCAGACTCTTCTGTTTGGTCAATATGAGCAATATGCTCAAGCGCAAGCGCAGAGTTTATATTATATTGCAGATTGTGGCGCATACAGATTTGTGCGACTAATTGCTCAAGTGTTATATTATCAAAAGAACAGTTGCGTCTTATATTCATTGAAGTGCGCAGATTGGCGCTCGAAGCTTTAATTTCTAGCACGTCAGGAGTGCCACTTAAACTTAATTCATCAACAATAAACGCACCATTAAAGTAGGTATTACTATTTTTAAAACCTAAAGTTACATTAAGCGTGACGCCTTTTTTAGGTAATTTTATGCCATCGTCATGTAATTTAAGACTTAAGGTATCGGCCTCAAAAGCTAAATTATTAATAACCTCTAAACTAATTAAATTGTTTTCAAGCTTAGGTGTTAAATCTTTTTTATCTAAAAAAATATTTAAAATAATTTCATTATTTGAATATAAAAATTTATTTAAATTGTTTGATTTAAATTGTTTTGCTTTATTTAAAACATTGTTTAATTTCATAAATAATTATAATAGTTTTAATAATTTTGATAGTTTAGAAAATTTACCTGTTGTAAGTATTTGTGGGGGATCGGTTTTTTTTAAGCTAACTGTAAATTCTATTTTACGCGCTACACCATCTTTAAAAAATTCACTTTTAGTAGACTGCAGTGTTTCAACAACATAAAAACCAAGCAATAAACCAGAGCCATTGATAAGTGGCAGTCCTGCTCCTAAGTCTGCTTGACGGCGGAATAATTCAAGTGATATACGTCCGCCTGTTATTTCTGGATATAGCGTACCGTTTAAACTTATGGTTTCGCTTTCAATACCTGTAAACTGCAAAGCATCGCGACTATTGAACCTTGCATTACTAGCAAAACGATAATTAATAGTTTCATCAAAAGACTGGTAGCTTATAGTTTTAAGCTCAAACACAAACAAGCCATAAATCATTAACATTATTTAACCTCTAATTAAACATTTAATTTATTTTAAAGATTAAAACATATTCAAACAAAATAAATAATTTAACCTAGATTAATTAAATTTGTTGTATGCCTTTTTTCATAATTGCTGTTATCGAGTAGGCAATTACCACATTTTGGCTAATATTTTAGATAATGAAGTCATTATTCATATTATTGATATTGGACATCGAAGAGAAATATACCATTAATCAATATCGCGCAGGCTAGCATTAAAGCGTGGTTGCGCTAAAACAGTTGCAACTTTACCGCTGATTAAATTAGCTAAATAATCATTATTATTGTTAGCAGTACTACCGTTCATAGTGATATTAATAACTGGAGCAGAATTGACGTTTTTGGTTTTGTTGGTTTTAACCGCACCGCTTAAGCCTTTTGATATGGCTGGTTTTTGCGTAGCAGCTCTTATACCTTGCTTATTAAATGTGTAATTCCACATGTTTTTAAGATCGTCTTTAGTGGTGCTTGTAAAACTTTTAAACTCTTTATCTGGTCTAGTAGCCATCGCATGCAGGCTTTTAGCGATTTGCATAAGTCCTGTAAGAGCAATTCTTATTGTTTCTATAGGAATACTAAAAGCTTGTAATATAAAGTTGCCAATAGGCGTAAATACATCTCTAAGGTAAACAAGAAAATTTTTGCCTAGCTCTGTAAGTTTAGCCCATGCTAGAGATACATCTTGCCACATACCGCTAAATTTAGCTGATATGTTATTTCCTATTTTGATGAAATAAGCAGAAAAGGCATCCCAATTTTGATAAATTAAAAAACCAATAGCCGTAAGAGCGGCACCCACTGCCACTATTATTGCGGCTATTGGATTAAATATAGCAAGCATTTTAAGCGGTAGAAGCGCTAAGGTAATTGCTCCTAAAGCTATTTTCCATGCGCCACATCCTGCAACTATTAAGGATAAGCCGCCAGCAAGCATAACTAATGACTTACCTAGCCACGCATTTCTTTTCAAGAATTCATTAGTTATATTAAGTGCACTTGTTAGACCTTGAATAAGTCCACGCAACATACCTTTATTGTGACCAAAAATGGTAACCTGTATTGCTGAAAAGGCAGCTGCTAATAAATTCAAATCACCAGCTACGTTATTCATACGAACACTTGCAACTTTAGTCGACTCACCTGCATATTTACCTTGCGCACCACGCAATTCTTTTAACTCTTTAGAACGAGAAAGCAATACATCAAAACCAGTAATACCAATTTGTCCAGCAATCTTTTTATTTAAAGTGCCGCGCTGAACATTACCCATTTTTTTAGTAGCTTCGCTAATTTCGCTCATGATATCAATCAGATCGCGCATATTGCCTTTGTCATCTGTCGTTCTTACACCAAGCTCTTTAACTGCTTTGCTATCACCTAGCCTTACCAAAATTTGGCGCAGTGTTGTTCCTGCTTGTGAGCCTTGAATGCCAGCATTGCCCATCATAGCGGTTGCAGCAACTACCGTCTCCAAAGACTGACCAAAACTTGCGCCAATACCTGCACTATATTTCAGCGATTCGCCGAGCATTTGAATATCAACGTTGGCACGAGTAAACATACCAGTCATAACGTCCGCTACATGTTGCATATCCTCGGCTGGAATGCGCATTGCGGTTTGAATGTTAGATGCAATATCAGCAGTAGTTGCCACGTCTAAATCACCAGCGGCCGCCATTGCTAACATACCAGGCATAGCATTTTTAACTTGTTCTGCACTGTATCCTGTACGTCCTAAAAAGAATTGCGCCTGTGCTACTTCGTTGCCTGTAAATTTAGTGGTTTGCGATAAATGAATAGCTTGCTTTGCAAGTTCAACCATTGCTTGGGAGTTTTTATCTTCTCTAAGCACCGCAGCAAGGTCGCTCATAGATTTATCCATATCAATGCCAGGAACTATAAAATTCATGGTTTTACGCACGCCTTGCATGCCTGCATAAAGACCAATTGCACCTTTTGCCATATTTCCGTAAGCATTAGCTTTGCTGTCTTTTAATGCGTTAAAAGCTTCACGTCTCTTGTTAAGCTTATCAAGATTTGCTTGCTGTTCTTTTAGTTTGGTGTTGCTACTTGCAATTTCTTGGTTTAATCGTTTTTCAGCATGTGCAAAATCTTTAACCTCGATACCAGCTTCTTTAAAGCCTTCTTTTAAAGTTTTTTGCTGAGTATGTAGGCTGGATAAATTGTTTTTTAAGGTTTTGGTGTTGGTATTTAAGCTTTTTAATGACTTATTAAGTTGTTTATTGGCGGTATTAAGTTTTTTTATTTCTGCTCGTGCTTCTTTGGCTGAAATTACACCTAATTTTTGTTTGCCATAAAACTCATCAATTGCCGATGTGTTTTTTTTAAGTTGTTCGCGGTGCTGTTTAAAGGTTGCAATATTTGCGCTGATTGCGCTTCTAGTTTCTAACAGTTTGGCGGTACTTTTTTTAAAAGCTTCGATGTTTTGCAAGGCAAGATTATTTTTGCTAATACTTGCCTCAGAATCGGTCATTGCCTCTTTTAATTTTTTAGCTTCGTCACGAATTTTAGCAAGTGCACCGCTTGCTTTATCGTTGCCAAAAATATTAATGCGTGCGTTTAAAGTCGTCATTTAGTTAATATCTTGCGCTTTAATTGGTAATTTTAAAACGCTCAATTGCAAGCCTTTGAAAAGTGATTAAATCGCTGAATGATAAATTATCAAGATCGGTTAAAGACCAGCTAAATACCAAAGCAATATCAGCATATGCTTCCTCCACACATAAAGGCACGGCTTTTATGTGTTTTATTTCTCGATAAAAAAACTGGCAACACCTGCACCGAGTGCATTAAAATCCTTTAAATTTAATTGGTAAATATCTTTAGCAGTAAGAGTTGGCGTGCTAATTCTTGGAATTACAACCGCTAAAGCATCAACATCAAATTCTAAAAAATCACTAATTTTTACGCCACGCAGATCGCCAGCTTTTATTTCGCGCAGTTTAATTTGGCTTATGCTTTGTTCACCACAGATAATAGGCTTGCTCAAAGTAACTAAGCCAAGATCTTGTTGTTCTATTTGATTTAGTTCTTGTTTTTTGGTTAAAAGATTTGTTTTTTTATTCATTATTTATTATCTATAAGGTTAGTTTAAATTAATTGTTAAAGTCCGATACTTTGCCGTGCTTGTTCTAATAGATTTTTGTTGCTGGTTTTGTGTACCATATGAAGTAAATCAATCTCAACAACTGTTGCATTATTAAGCTCTAGACGGTAATAGGTACAAGCAACCTGATATTTAGATGTTTGTTTTTCACCTTGTTTGATTTCACCTAAATCAACTTCTTTTAATCTACCTGTAAGACTAATTTCGACCTTTAAATACGCGTCTTGATCTTCTTGTTGAAAAGCTCCTGCAAAACGCAGCGCACAAGAATTAATACTTCCGCCAACTAATTCAGTGATTTCTGGCGCAATTCCTGCAACAGTAAATTCAAAATCTAAAGCATCATCATCAAAACCAAGATCGATTTTTACTGCCCCAGGCATACCAGCTGCGCGGTGAGACTCTAATTTACGGCTTAGCTTAGGCAGTGTTATGCTTTCGGCAATTCCTGCATAATTGCCACCATTTACAAAAATGTTAAAAAATTTAAGTTGTTTAGGTAGTGCCACTTGTTTATCTCCTTAAAAAATTAAGATTGCGCCACAGAATTTGATAGATCTAATAGGTAACGATCAGTTATGCGTTGCTGATAATTTAGATTTTCAAGGCTTGGCACTGGACAAAAATCATAATCAACAAATAAACGCCCATCTTTTAAAATGTCTGGAGTGTTTAAAGATGGGTCAAACCAACAGGTAGCATCTACGATGTAGCCGCTACTTTTAAGTTCTCTAAATTTATTATTTACGCTCTCGACAATACTTTTAATTAAGCTGGCATTCATAGGTTTATCAATAAATGCAAATGATGCCTCTGCGATGGTGTCGGCTAGAATTTGGGCGGTGCGAGTGTAATTTTCAAAGCTAAAAAAGCCCGAAGAATCACAGGTGCGCGATCCCCAAAATCTAAAACCTTTATTACGGATTAAAGTTGTAACCTCTTTGCTGTTTAGATAACCTGCATCAGTATTTGGATTTTGTAGCGCCCAAAAAATATCACGACTAATTGCTTCAACGCCATTTACTGGAATGTTAGATAAGGTTTTATGCCAGCCTGTTTGACTGTCAATTTTGGCACGGAGTCCGCAAGCAAAAGCAGTGGCGTTTAGTTCTTCGCTTTGTTTGGTTGCAGGATTAAATCCGCTAAAATTCGGGAAAATAACCATTGCCTCACGTGCGCCAAGGTTTGCCCGATATTGCACTGCTTGCTCTTTAGTTTCGCATTGATAAGCTGATAAATAACAAAAAGCCCGCAAGCTTTGAGCAACTGCAATTAATTCATTTGCAACGGTTAAATTATCAAGACCAGGAGCAGCTAAAATACGGGGCTTTACTCCCAGGCTAGTTTCAGCTGTTAATAATGCTTTAATTCCGGTATATTTGCCTGCTTGCGTTACTTCACCGCAGACGTTTGCGGTTTGTTCGTTTTCATCCAAAGCAGATGCAACCCGCACCGCCACAATTACGGGCGAGCATTGCAAAGCGATGGCGTTTAAGGTGCTTTTAAGCGTGCCAGTTACCCCAGCAAAACCAAGCGCACCTGTTACATTAGTAATTAAAACAGGAGTA